CCTGCACTGAGCATCTCATATGGTGAGAACTCAATCTTGCTAGGTAGTGGGTACACTCGCTTGATAAAGTTCTTGAACTCTTCGTTACTGAATTCAATTGAACGTAGGTATGTAGATACTGTTGCATACTTCTGAACATCTTCATTCATAATTTTAAATGCTTTTCTAATATCATCTGGGTTGATGCTACTGTTAGGGCTATGCTTAACGCGGTAGTAAATACCCTTAGCTTTACCACTCATCATGGCTGCATTGATCTGATTAGTACAGTTCAATCGGTTAACAACTGGTGTCATTTGGAATGGCATACTACCATCATGTGATGTACGTGCAATTACATATGCATTATGTGGATCGTCACCTACTGTTACGTTAGCTGGTAGTTCAATGGTTGCCCATACTACGTTGCCACCTTTAAGTTCTCCTGCTGCACCGTAACGTGCATCGCTGTTGTTAACGATGTCGTCAAGGCATGAGAAGATCTCACTGTTTTGTAATACTTTGTATCGTGAACCTACTACTGCTAGTGGTTCGATTCTTCCATCAATCCATTTAACTGTTGCATATCTATCTGGTACTTCAATCGGATCGGTCTCATTAATAAATACATTTTCTAATGTAACTTCCCAGTCAAGGTTAGCTTTAACCATTAGGTCATGTGCTGAATTAACTTCGTACTCACTATGAGTACCAATGATTGTGTATGGATTTTGTCTAGTCATTCTGTTCCTCTATCATCTCTGCGAATGCAGCATCTATATCTACTGCGTCTACTTCTTTAATAATTAATTCATCTATTGCTTCTTCAGCGTAATCAAATGCACTAGCTAGTAGCAGTATTGCTAGTTGCTTAGCATCTTCCATCGCTCTTGTTCTATCATTGCGCTCTAGTCTTTTATAGATTTGGTATAACGCTTGAAGAAAATCAAGTGCTACCTTCTCTGTTATGGCTATGCCTACAATCTCTGGATGTCCTTCTCTTTCATACCAATCGAACGGGTCGTTAAACCACGGCTCGTCTTTGATGCTCATTAAATCTCCTGTGCTTGTGTGCTTTCAATCGTTTCGTTTGTTGTTCTCCACTCACTATCATCTACTTTGTTAACTAAATCATCAGTGTCATAAGCTTCATCAGCTTGATTCTCTGCATCATCTTCATCACGTGCTGTCACTTGTACTGTTACTTCTACTGTTTGTGTACGTTCAAGAGTGTATGTAACTGCATACTCACTACGCATAAGTGGTACTTCAAAGAACTTAAGGTTTCTATTTACTTCATAAGCCCAGTCATCATACTCACTACACCAATCCATCTCTCTTGCTTTTTCATAGATAGCATTGGTAATTTTGTAACCATCTTCCATGACTTCATTGGTTCTGTTAGTCATTTCTTGCTGTGTGTAGTAGACAGTACCACTGCTAGTCTTGATCATATGTTTCCTCTGATTCTTTTAGCTGTTCAACTAGGTCAGCTCTATGTTTGGTAATTAAATTACGTGGAACTATTCCTGCTTTTAATTTATATTTATTAAGCAGATCTTGAAACTCTTTATTATGGTTTTCTCTTAATTCTTTACTTGCATCATAGAAAGTACGAGCATGTAGTTTTCTTTGTTCCATTTCTTTATGGGTTTTTGTTACTGTTTGTAACTTAGTCATTGAGGTGACCTACTGGATCTGTTGTGTGATGGAATGTAACTGCTTGTAGTGATGAGTAGAAGATTTCTGGTGGGATGTTGTGGTCACGTGCCATCTTTAGTAGTCCCAATAAGCTAGCGGTGCAGCCTAGAATTGCTGCTTCATGTAGCAAATCATCTACTAACTTTAGTTCGTATTCAATAACGTCATGATCACGATCTTCATTAGCTTCTGTCTTTATACCTGCGTGGCATAGCATCATTGCTGCTAGTACCATTGATGAGTAACCAATTGCTTCTGCTTCCATTAATTCATCGTCAACCATAGCCTGGCTAATAGTTGTAAATGATTTCATAATGTCTACTCGAATGTTGAATGGTGCATCACTAAAGTATTTCAATACACCATCACGGATCTTGATGTTAGTAGTAGCTACATGGATTAGCTGAAGCTCTTCGGTACTTAGCTGATCATAGTTAGCATCTTCATCTAGCAAGAATGCCATTAGTTTGTATACATCTTGAACAATTGCTAGATGTTCTGGGGTAATTGCACCTAGGTCTATCTCTTTTGTTGTACTCACTTGCTGTTCCTCTCGTTTGTTATTTCTATTTCTCCACATTTAATACAAGCAAGATCTGGACAATCTTTCTTGTACCTTGCACAAGCAATCCATCTATATGTGTTGTCTTCTCCACAGCTATTACACTCTGGACTATAGATATGATTGCACTTAGTAAACGCATAGCTTTCTACCGACTTAGTAATCACGTTGGTTTCTACCATCTTTAAAAGAGAGAGAGGACCAGGGCGAATGCCCCAGTCCTCTCTCGGTTCAACTAGACTTCTGCTAGTTCAACGGACTTGATAAGGATGCGTGTCAAAGGTGCACGACGATCATTCAACTCAACACCTGGGCGAGTATCGAACTTGGTGTCTAATTCACCTACGATATTCACTACTGGTGTGAAGCCGTTGCCGTCTTGCATCTCACGTAGTCCTCGTAGTGTGCTTGCAATACTTGAATCGAAACACGCTACTGGGATAGTGAACTTGGCTCGTTCGCTTCCAACTTTCTGGGTCAACTGACCTACGATCATCAAGCCGTACTGATCGAACTCCTTGATGTTCTTCAACTTACCTGTCACTGTTAGTTCGTTATTCATTCCTTGCTCCTTTGTATCTGTTGAGTGGCTGACGCCCCCCGCGAAGCAGGGGCGTTAGCCTATTTGTTATTTGGAAACTAGAACTCTGTCGCAGTTCTGACACAGTTCTAATCTTGATGGTGTGTACAGATTGCAGTCACTGCACACAGTGTTGAGACGAGTGAAGTGTTGCTGATCACTCTCTATGTAACGAAGACCTGGTAACCCCATAAAGAAGTTCTCTGTTGGTCTGTCAGCCATTGAGTTCCAATCTTGCTTGAACTCATAGCGTTCCTCGTCCTGTTCTTCTAGGACTGGTACGTGCCTGCAAGAAGCGTCAAAACAATCCGCTTCCTTTAGTCCACACAGTGCTTGGACTCCAGTTACTACGTAGATCTTGCGACCTGTGCTGGTGACTGGAGATACCCAGTCGTGTCCTGATACAGGTTCAGTCTCTGTTGAGATAGTGCCTGCTCTAGATTCTGAACGGTCACCAAAGACATAGTCCGTGGTGTCGTGTCCGTACTTGGTTTGTACGTCCACCCAGTCCTCGTCCTCTGTGTCTAAGTCATCGTCATCTACTAGCGACTTGACTGCGACAATACGGTCAAATAGACCTGCTTGCTTGAGTACATCTAAGATGCTTGAGAGTTTCTCATCATCTCCGTACGTTGTTAAATCAGTCATTGTATTCTCCTGTTCTGTGACTGAGGACTCATCAAGAATCCATAGCAACGACCACACCACGCGAAGTCGGGGTGGTCGTCACTAAAGAATCTAGAAGTCGTCACAAGTACATCTTGGGTAGATTTCTATTGGCTTTGCTTCTGTGCAGTAGTCGCAGTATCCGTAATCTGGATTAGAAGGGTATAACTTCTCGGTTACTTTCTGAAGATCCCAAGATACTTCGAGGATCTGGCGTACGTAATCCTCACACTCACGGTTGAGTCTGAAGGCGCGGTATGCCAGAGCTATGATCACAAGGACTAGAAGAAGGTCGAAACCATTGATAGTTTGTAGCACGATAGTCTCCTTTCAAAAGACTAAAAATAAATACACTCTTTATGAAACATAAGTTAGCCCCCTAGTTTTGTATGGACTAGACAGTCAACAGTCCGAACAGTCTAGGTCTTTGGTCTTTAAACTAAACCATTAGTTAAAGTTATATACTCCCCCCTCTCTCTACCCCTATGGGGGGGTCGTCTAGCTCGCTTGAAAAGCGAGAAGCAGACTTGTTCTGCCGAGTCCCGAAGGGACGAGACTAGTGCAGTCCTTGACCCCCAGTGTTTAATAGCGGACTGTAGTAATACTGTAGAGTCAGTTATAATTTATTGTTAGTTGTTTGCCCATAGTATTATCTATTTGTTTTGTTTATAACAATCTATGTGATTTAGGTAACAATTTGGTAACAGAGCGTTACAAGTGTTCTGTAACAGGGTTAGTATTAGTAGAGGTTATAAATAAAGCAAGCTTGCCTTATGGCTTGCCTGTTAATTGTAACCCCCTTTGGAGGGGTTACTTACTATTACTAGTAATACTACTAATAGTACTACTAGGATAATTAGGTTTATTATGGCTGCTAAAGCTGGAGATCAACACCACACCAGACTTCGGCAAATTGAAGATCAGAGAAAGTTTATTTCTTTTCTTAAGCAGGGCATAGATATGGATTCCGCCCTTGCTGCTGTGGGGAAGAAGCGGACCTCTCTTAGATCTTGGCTCCTAGATGGGGAATTCGCGGCACAGGTCGAGGAAGCTTCTAACTTTGGATCCAATGCCATTGCTGCTTCACTAGGTGAGAATAAACATAAAATAGATTTTGCCACGTTCTCCAGAGAGTTCTTGAACACCGAGGTATTCCCTCATCAGCAAAACTGGATTGACGTTCTTGAGGGTCACGACCCGACGTGGCAACACCCTTCGTTCACATATGAGCCAGGTAGCCGTCGTAGGCTTTTAATTAACGTGCCACCTGAACACGCCAAATCAACCACAATGACGGTTAACTACGCAATGTACAAAATTGCCATGAACCCTAATATCCGCATTGTTCTTATTTCTCAGACCCAGACCCGTGCCAAGGAGTTCTTGTACTCCCTAAAGCAGCGCATGACTGAAGAGCCGTGGCTTAAGATGCAACAGGTGTATGGACCTTCTGGGGGCTATAAGGAGACGGCAGACCAATGGACTGCAGACAGAATTTATCTCGAACGCGAATCAGGAGAGAAGGACCCGACGGTTCAAGCTCTTGGTATTGGACAACAGATCTACGGTACTCGTGCGGATCTAATCATCATGGACGATATTGTCTCAACGACAAACGCGCACGAATGGGAGAAGCAGCTCAACTGGTTGCAGAAGATGGTAGTTACCCGTGTGGGTTCGACTGGGACGCTTCTGATTGCAGGGACTAGAGTTTCCTCAATAGATCTATATAAAGAAATAAGAAATCCAGAGCACTGGACTGGCGGTAAGTCACCTTTCACATATCTTGCCATGCCAGCTGTACTTGAGTTTGACGATAAGCCTGAGAAGTGGAAAACACTCTGGGCACGATCTGATAGACCGCTGGATGGGGCTGACGAGTTTGACGATCCAGAATTGCTTACACCCGATAGTAACGGGCACTTTGTAAAGTGGGATGGTAGGCGACTGTTTGAGCGTCGTAGTGAGGTTAGCCCCTCCACGTGGGCACTTGTTTATCAACAGCAAGATGTCGAAGAAGATGCAATCTTCCCCCTTCCCATTGTTAACGGTTCAATCAACCGAATGCGTAAGGTCGGGAAACTTAACTTTAACGCGCCTGGTCACCCTAGTTCTCAGGGTTCTTGGTTTGTTATCATGGGACTTGATCCTGCAATGTCAGGCAAGACTGCTATGGTTGCTTATGCAATCAATCGAGAGACTAATAAGCGGTATGTGCTTGATGTGCATAACATGGCTGAATCTACGCCACAGAAAATTGATAGCTTAATCAAAGAATGGGTAGAACTATACAACCCACAAGAGCTACGCATTGAAATCAACGCTTACCAGAAAGCCTTCTCGCTTGATAATGATCTGCGAATGTGGCTTGCCAGCCGTGGTACTGCACTACGGGAACACTTCACCAGCAAGAACAAGTGGGATGTTAACTTTGGTGTAGCTGCAATGTCTTCCCTATTTGGTAGTATGCGAGATGGAAAGTACAATAGAGATAACCTTATTGAGCTTCCCGATAACTCTAACGAACACGTTAAGGCTTTAGTTAACCAGTTAATTACCTGGAAAGCTGATACTAAAGGACCAACCGACTGTGTTATGGCACTGTGGTTCTGCGAGATCAGAGCAAAAGAATTAATTCAACAAAGTAATTTCAGAACGGCTCATGCAAATAACAAGTGGGCAACAAGAAGAAACGTTGCTATGCAAGGTATTGTAAACCTTGACGAAATGGCAATGGAATCATTGTCAGGTCTATACTAGGAAATTAAATGGCATTATCAACCGAGCAAGTTACCAATAAGGTATTAGCTCTAACACGGCGATATAGCGCACGTGACTACAGAATGGCAGATATTACTGCTGTTCGTCGTGGCAACATGGAGTCCGTGTATCCAGATATGTTCCCAGAGGGCATGTCTCGTCCAATGATTGCCAACTTTGTTGATGTTGCTGCTCGTGACATTGCTGAAGTTCTTGCTCCACTTCCTTCCTTTAACTGCTCAACACCAAGCATTAACTCCGATAAGGCAAAGAAGTTCTCTGACAAGCGAACTATTATTGCTAACAACTACGTTGAGTTCTCTAGCCTTCAGACCCAGATGTACACAGGTGCTGACTGGTACTTGACTTATGGCTTCCTTCCAATCTTTGTTGATGCCAACTTTGATGCCAAGATGCCACACATTCGCATTGAGAATCCGATGGGTTCCTACCCAGAGTTTGATCGCTTTGGTCGTTGTGTTTCATTTACCAAGAAGTACATTAAAACAATTCGTGAATTAATTCTTGACTTCCCTGAATACGAAAGCGCAATTGTTGGAAGTCTTGGTCGTGACATGACTGACTATGACACCAATATGGAACTAATGCGTTATGAAGATGCTGATCAGATAGTTCTTTTCTTACCTCAACGTGGTAACTTAGTTCTTCGCAAAGCTAAGAATCCAATTGGAATGCTTTCTGTTATTGTTGCTCGTCGTCCAGGACTTGACCTAG